CATGCTGCAGCCAGACGTAGGAACGCGAAGACCAACGCGGCCTGGCTAGCCAGCACTGCTGGACTGAGACTGTTCAAGACGAACATGTCAAAATCTGACCAGGAACGGGGTGCAGTAGGAGACAGGCTCTTTCGTGAAGCCAAAGATTTGTCATCGGAACTGCGGTTGGACGAGGTGGAGGACGACGATTTGGTCCTCCACATCCACTCGGACTACCACGAGAACATGCCATTTCTCCTAGGAAAGCCCGTGCCCCACCTTGTCTACACCACGGTCCCTGAATCAGCGGCTGCGGCAGACGGCGAGTTCTCTTTCACGTTCGTTGACAACGAGGCAAGATTCACCTTTTCCGGCGGTGCGACCCACAACCACGGAATATGGGACTACGGTTCAGACGTAATAACGGCTGTAGGCTTGCGGGCGCAAGAGACAACTTACCTTGGATGTGTTCCAATGGTGGAGTACGTTGACACGCTCACGGTGTATCTTGTGGAAAGGGAGAAGTTTGGCCCTGACCACCTTGTCTTGTTGACTCCGATTTGGCATGGGGATGCCCGGGACGGCGATGAAAAATGGAGGGAGCACGAACTCAAGAGGCTCACTCCGTTGCAAGTCCTAAAAGACCCCGCCTCTGGCGAAGTCCATCGCTACCATGTGTTGGATATTAAGACCAGGGATAAGATGTACCGCTCTGTGGCCCGGGAAGGGGGCTATAGAGCGGCAACCCTACCGGTAGCAGTGTTTGATGACCTGATGGCAAATGCCAGGCTCAACAAACTGCCGTTGGGGATCGGCACGGTGAGAGGGAAGTGTCCCACCGGTGCCGAGGTACTGGCCGGTTACCTAAGACTGGCCAATGGGAAGGCGGTGGCGCCTCCCGTGGTTTATCCTGTAGAAATGTCAGCGAAGAGCTTTCAGTGGTTGGACAGCGAAGGGAGTTTTGATGAGAAGCATCCAATGGAGGCTTACATGTCAACACTAATGCCCGGACTCGCTGCATCACCCGCTGAGTCGAAAGCTAATGACAAGCAGACGGTAGCCGCTCGGATCGAGGCGATAAGGCCTGACGAGTGTGAGCCGACTGAGAAAGATCTGCAGTACGCGCGAGAGTTTGGGGAGTTATTCAGGGGCGGCAAGATACTGAAGCCCGTGGAGATCTCAGTGGTTTATGAAAAACAATCACGACCATCTCAGCAAGTTTTGTTAAGACGCGGGGAGACGGAACCAGCGAACGATAGGACTGATTCTTTCCAAAAGAAGGAGATGTATGGCTCGGTTACGGATCCGCGTAACATTTCCACCATCAATCCTAGAGACAAGAGAGACTACTCAAGGTACGTCTACGCCGTGGCTGCGCACGTCAAACAGTTCAGTTACTACGTCTTCGGACATTGTCCACGCAAAGTGGCTGAGTCCGTCGCTGCCCTATGTCTCAACGCTGTTCTTATTGTGTCGACGGACTACTCCAGATACGACGGCAGGGTGACGAAGAAAGCACGAATGATGCTGGATCTGATCTTTGAGCCACTGTTTCAAGGGGAAGACCGCGCAGAGTACTCCAGGTTGCGGAAGACCCAGTTTGGCCTAAAAGGAAAGACGAAGTTCGGGGTGAAGTACCGGACGGAGTTCTCAAGGCTGTCTGGCTCGCCCGAGACTTCACTGGACAATACAGTACTCAATGCGTTGATACAGTACATGCATTACCGCGAGGAGGGATACGATCCGGAGGAGGCCCACGAGAAAATAGGATTGGCGGGAGGCGACGATGGTCTCACTAGTTTGTCTAGTGAATCCGAGGCCGCCCGGCTAGTCAACGTGGCCAAGGGAATGGGACACAAGATGACGATGGATGTCTACCATCGTGGTGAGTGGCCCGTCCCCTTCCTAGCCCGCGATTACGGGCCGGAAATTTGGAACGGTAACCCAACCTCAATGTGCGATCTTGTGAGACAGGTCCAAAAGTTTCACATGACTACACGCCTGGCCGGACTGACACCTAAAGAGAAGC